GGTACGTGGCAGTTCGATTACAAAGATACGGGCCGGCATAGCATCGGTTTTATCGCGCAAAGCGTCCGTGGAAGCATGCTAAAAAGCATGGTCTATGCAAGCGACGATGGCTATCTAAAGCTGAACTATCTCGACACGCGACTTATTGCACTCGCATTAGGTGCAGCCGTGCAGGTAGACGATAAGGTAGAGCGGTTAAAGAAACGGGTAAGAGAACTTGAAAAGGAAGTCGAACTTTTAAAACATAATTAGCATGAAGAGATTAATAAAGTGGTTAGCCGAGGAGTTTGGTGTGTGCACGGTTAAGACGATAGTCAAGACTGTGACAGTAGAAAAAGAAGTATTGAGGCACTTTATCCCCCAAAACGGCGTAGTAGATGGTGATTTAATTGTCAATGGTGATCTTCTCGTTAAGGGTTCTCTTAATGCGACAGGTGGTGTTACCTGTTATAAAGAGAAAGGAGGCGTAGTATGAGTATTGTAAACGGCATCATCCAAGCACCTGTCACTATTGCAGATGTGAAGACTGCACTCGGCGAAACAAGCAACGACCTTGCAGCGTTATGCAGGAGTGATAAAATAAATATGTGGGCTAAATACAAGCCTGTGGAACTGAACAAGACCTTTACCTCAGACGAGTTCGATTTTGAAAATAGAAAATGGCGTGACAATGCAACGTGGTATAGAGGAGCAGACTTTGAGGGTGTCGGAATATGTGGTATAAAAATAGCACACAGCAGCACTTTACAAAGCTTGACAGATTTATACGACAAAGGACAAAGTAACTGGTCGCGTGTAAAAGTAGGCTCCACTTTTGCGTGTCCTTACCGGCTATCTGATTTCATAGGCTACAAGCATGCTGCGACTGCACCTTTCAAAAGGCCTTTTGTAACAAGTAAGACAAATGAAAATGGCAGCGTATTCGCTACGATGATGATAAAAAATCTTGGTACGGAAAACGAACTGACGCTGCAGGAATTCGGTAAATTGTCGGAGGCTTATTTCGGCCTTGCACTGAAAAATGCTGCAGGACAGATTGCTTATTTTAAAACTTCTGACAAACCGCTGAAAGACGGTGGAACAAGCGTGGAATTGCAGGGTATGATTTTCGCAACGGGTAACTATAAAGCCTATGTCTTCCTCTCTTCAAGGGCGCTTGCATTCAACACACCTCCCGTGCAGGCAACATACTACACGATACATGACTTCAGACCGTCAGTTGTAGAAATTGTTTCTGAAGCACAGCACATAAATGACTACTTCACTATCAAAGCGCGTGAGGATATTAGAGGACATATTATCGTAGATGTAGAAATAAAAGATAACTATGTGCGGAGATCTAACAATGAGAATTTCTATATCATTTTAAGATTTGCATCAAGCGAAACAGGCTCTCCTATGAAGATAGGAGAACAGGCATTCACCTTTACTGATGTCGAGGCTGGCATGAAGTATACTCACATGTTTGATAAACGTGCTTCTGAAGAACGATACAAAATAGAATATACTTTTATGAGTGTAACGCAAGAAACCTATATCAAAGAATTAAACCTTTTTACAAATCAATAATATTAAATTAACTATGGACGTAAAAGTAAAAGCTATTGCCGGCTTCAAGGCAAGTGTTGAAGCAGTAGGCGCAAGCACAACTATTAAGGCGGTCGTTTCTGTTGAAAGCGATAAGTATGCAAATATCGAAAATGGCAGCGTTAGCAGTAACGATGATACAAACAAACAGCTCGCAACTTTCGCACACTTCGGAGGTATCAACATCAGTTATCTTACAACAGATGAAGACGAAATCATTGCAGCTATCACAGATGTTACAAAATTTGTGAAATACTGCAAGGCAAATGCAGCGAAGCTCGGTACAGTCAGTACAGAAGATGCTAAAGAAAAGTAAATAACAAAGTAATTTAGTAAAAATGAAAATAAAAACGATTAAAGCAGTTGAAGCCTACAGAACGCTGAAGATGTTGAAAGTAGGCAGCATGAGTGATGAAGCCATGCTCGCAGTGTGGAAGAATCTCAAAGCTTTGCGTCCTATCTCGGAGACTTACGACAAAGATATCGAGGAGGTGCGCGCAACTCTTCAAGATGAAGATTTTGAGAAGATGCAGCAGCGTGTAAAAGAGGCGCAGGAAGTTGAGCGACGAGCAAAGGAAGAGGCGCGCGATATGACAGAGGCCGAAAAGCGAGAAATAGCAGAGATAAACGCGTGGTTCGCTGCATGGAACAAGAAAGGCGAGGAGTATCTCAAAGAACTTGCTGAAAAGGAAGTGAAAGTTGATATTGTCGAAATCGATGTGGAAGAGTTGCTTAAGGCTTTCAAAATGTCAGATCATACTTTTGAAGAGGTTGAAAAGCTGGCGTGGATGACAAAGTAGAGTGTCAACTTGACTTTATTATATCCCTGTGTTGATTTCATGTGAAATTGGCACAGGGATATATCGTATTTTTACCCAGCCTTTTTCGCGCGTATCTTTGAATTGTTTTATAAATTATTACTGTTATGATGTTTGAAAAAATAAAAGAATTTATCATAAGTGTTACGCTTGCATTGCTTGCATTTATGAAGCCTATTGAGCCTGAACTTAAAACACTTTCGCTCATTTTCGTCCTTAACTTCGTGTTCGGATATCTTTCAGGTATGATTGCGAATCATGAAGATTTCGATATTAAAAAAGCGGGCCGTTGTGGGCTTGAAGCTGCCGTTTTCTTTGTGCTTTGCCTATCCATTTTTGAGATAGGTAAGTTAAAGGAGCAGTGTGTGCAGGCACAACAATGCGTTAGTATGATAACCTACCTTGCGATGTACTTTTATGGGCTAAATATCTTGAAGAATCTTAAGAAAATTTTCAAGCCTGAAACGGCAGCATGGTATATCGTTGCTTTTATTTATTACATTTTACGGATTAAATGGGTTGAGAAAATTCCTTTTTTGTCCGAGTTTCTAAACATTCAATCGAAATAATTATGACTTATCAACAAAAAGTATTTTGTAAAGCTGTATATGCTGCTGCTTGTGCACTTTACTTAAAAGATAAAGATAATTGTGTATCTCCTTTATTTACAACCGCGCAAGCGATGTTGGAAAGTGGTTGGGGCAAGGCTGCTATCGGTAACAACCTTTTTGGTATGACGATAGGGAGTTCCTGGACGGGCAAACGGCAATTGGTCACTACTCGCGAGGTATTCTCTACTCCTAATAAGCAATTTAATGCGCCTGAGTGCATTATTTCTGTTACTCCGTTGAAAGGTGGGCGTTACGTATATAAATGTAAGCGCCTATTCCGTGATTACGCGACACTTGAAGAGGGATTGAAGGATCATAATGCGCTTTTCAAAAAGCAGATTTATGCGGATGCGTGGCCTTATCGGTTATATCCGAAAGAATTTGCTAAGCGTATCTCTGATAAGAAAGGGGGAATGTATGCTACAGACCCTCTTTATTCACGCACTTTATGTAGAATGATAGATATTGTTACATCAATTGTTTAGGAGGTTAAAGTATGGAATTTCTGAATTATCTTAAAGAAAGATATTTTTCTTTTTTTGTAGGTGTACTGATTCTTGCTGCGACTGGAATTATAGTCTATCCGGCTTGGATAAGAAAGCAATATGAGGTTAAAGAATTGCAGACACAGTTGGCCCATGCTCGTACTTATAAGTCTGTTGTTAGCGAAGTGTTACACGACAGCAGTACCGCCGTCACGCAACCTGCTTCAAACATCGATAAGCATGCGTACAAGCACGAGTTCGCAAATCGAAAACTGCTGAAAGAATTAGAAGTGAAGCCTCGTGATATCGCTGCTCAGTCGGATGTTGCTACTCATGCAAGCGACTCTGTGAAGCTTGCTCCGCGTGATAGTGTGTTTTCTTATCACGATAAGTGGGTACAATTTCAGTTTTCGCTACGTGATAGCCTGCTCTCCTACCATGTGTGTGACTCTCTTTCTACTTTTGTGATACGCGAATATAAGCATAAATTCCTATTCTGGAAGTGGGGGACTAAGGGGTATAAGATTAAGATTGTGAATTACAACCCTCACTCTAAAATAACTTATAGTAATTATCTTAATATAGATTGATATGGCTGGCCACAATGATGTTTATACAACTACCGTCAAGCTGAATTCCGAGGAGGCGAAGAATCGTCTCCTTGAATTGCAGAAAGTAGTTGATACGCTTAAACAGAAGCGTAATGAGGCTTTTAAGGCGAATGACATGCAACTTTTTGCTGCGCTCGGGAAAGATTTATCGAAAGCGGAACATGAACTGAAGCTTTTCAAAAATCAAACGATGAGCGTCGTTGAAACGTTGAAGCACATCGATAGCAGCAGCGTCGAGCAGCTTGAAAAGGCTGTACGTTCGCTTAAGAGGCAGCAGAAGAAGACGAATGACGAAAATCTTTATGCTGAAATCGGTGTACAGATACAACGATGCAAGGAGCGTATTGATGAATTCAAGCAGGCTGAACGTGGGGCTACAGAAGAGGCGAAAGCACTTTCGGCTGGCATGCTCAATTTGCGTAATGTAATGTCAAATATCGGTCACGCTTCTTTGAATAAGTTACGCGAAGCTGAAAGTTATTTGAAACAACAAGTTAGCAATCAGGACCCATCTTCAACTTCTTATGCTACTTCTGTTAGTCAACTGAAAGAGGTTCAGGCCCAAATCCTGAAAATAGAATCTGAGCAGAAACGCGTTAACCAGCTTATTGATCAATACGACGATGAGATTAAGCAGGCACATAAAGATATGAGCACTGTGCAGCGAGAGACGAAGCTTGTTAATGATACCTTGCGAACACTTGACCATGCCTCCGTAGATAAGCTGCAATATTCTATTAAGATCATCAACGAGAACTTGCGCCATATGGACCGTGGTACTGAAGAGTTTAAGCAGATGTCGGAGCAGGCTAAGCGCTTACGTACTGAACTCGCTAAGGTGAACTTTGAGGGTAGGGCGCAACAATCCTGGATTAATCGCACGGCTGATTGGTTCAACAAAATGCAAGGCATGGCGATAGCTGCTATTGCTTCTTTGTCGGGAGTTGCTCTAACTGTGCGTCAGTGTGTCAGCGAATTTGCGAAGATGGACGAGGAGCTTGTTAACGTTCAGAAATACACAGGGCAGACGAAACAGGAAGTTGAGGAGATGAACGAGACCTTCAAGAATATGAATACTCGTACTCCTCGCGAGAAACTCAATGAACTTGCACAAGATGCTGGTCGCCTTGGTATTCACACGAAACAGGCTGTTGAGGAATTTGTTGACGGAGCGGATAAAATAAACGTCGCGTTAGGGGATGATCTGGGCGACGATGCTGTGAAGAATATTGGTAAGCTCGCACAAATGTTTGGCGAAGATAAGACTAAGGGCTTGCGTGGAGCGATGTTGGCGACTGGTTCTGTTGTCAATGAACTTGCACAGAATTCTTCTGCTGCAGGTAGCTATCTTGTAGACTTTACTGCGCGCCTTGCTGGTGTGGGTAAACAAGCGAAATTGTCGCAGCAGCAGATTATGAGCTATGCTTCCGTGCTGGATCAGAATATGCAGCAGGACGAAACGGCTGCGACGGCCATGAGCGGGTTGATTAGTAAGATGTTCCAAAATCCTGCTAAATTTGCGAAGCTTGCTGGGCAGAATGTTAAGGAGTTCTCTAAACTTCTGAAGACTGATGCAAATGAGGCGTTGATGCGCTTCTTCGCTGCAATGAAAGCGAAAGGAGGCTTCGCGCAGTTGGCTCCGATGTTTGAGAAAATGAACCTTGACGGCTCGCGCTCTGTAGGTGTGCTTTCGGTCATGGCTGACAAACTTGACGATGTCAAAAAGGCGCAGGCTCTTGCTAATCAGGCTTACGCGAGTGGTACAAGTGTGCTCAACGAGTTCAATACGCAAATGTCCTCCGAACAAGCGAAACTGGATATTGCTTCTAAGAAATTCAAGGAAATGCGTATTGAATTAGGTAAGAAACTTTTACCTATTGCGTCGCATGGTTTGAAGCTGGGTTCTACTTTCATTGAGTTACTAAGTACGCTTATTGATTTTGCAAGTAAATACGCTGTTACTATTGTAACCTTAACGGCAACGATAAGCGCTTTAATTGTCGCTGAAAATCTTGATATTCTTAAGAAAAAAGCTGTTGCATTTTGGAATGATGTGCTTATTGCTGGCACCAAAAAGCTTTGGACCTTATTAATAAATAATCCTTATGTTGCGCTGGCTGGAGCTGTCGCTGCATTAGTTGCTATATTGATAGATTTAACACGGCATACGGATAAACAGGCTGCTGCACAAAAAACGCTAAATGAAATACGAGAGAAAGCACAAGAAGATATAGTTGAAGAGAAACAAAAGATTGAAGCACTTGTTGCTGTTGCGCGAGATGACACTAATTCTATGAATGATAGAATTAAAGCGACAAAGGAGTTAAATAGAATTATTCCTAATTATAACGCACAACTTGATAAGACTACAGGCAAATATAAGGAGAATAAAAAGGCTCTTGATGAATATCTGTCTTCTTTAGTTCATAAATACGAAATAGAGGGCGCAAAGTCGATGTTAGCGGATTTAGGTAAGCAGGCTGCAAAAGCAAAGATAGATGTTGATAATGCGAAAAAAGCTGTAAGAGAAGCAAAAGAAATGCAAAATTCAGGCGTAGGACAATCTTACACAACATCATGGGGTCGTGTTGGTAACACTACTGTTGATTATATGCAAAAGGTTAATGTTGACCTTGAAAAAGCAAATAATAAGGCTGCTGAAGTTAAGGCTAAACAAGATGCTATTATGAAAACATGGGGTAATGATATTAAGAAGAGTGTCATTGCTTCTATCAGTGAAGATAACACTGATACTAATACAGGTGGCACTGGTGGAGGTGGTAATGTTGAAGATGAAAAAGCAAGAAAAAAACGCGAGGCTGCAGAAAGAAAAAGGAAAGCGGAGCAGAAACGCGCTATGCTTGCAGAATTAAAGGCTGCTAAGGCACATACAGATGAATTGCAGGCGCAGAATATTGCTGCTGTTGCTGCAGGGCTAAAGACAGACAGGCAATTTGTTAACGACCAGCATCGTATTGCTATTGCAGGCATTGATGACCAAATAGCTATTTATAAGAAATATAATGAAGAGTATCGTCAGCTGAGTGATGACCGCATGCGAGAGGAAGAAGAAATGTCGCGTGCACATAACAAGTTCTTGCTGAAAGATATTGTTAAGCGTAATCAATTAGAGGTTGCGCAGGCAAATGCTGATTTCTTGAATGTGAACTCAGAAATATATATGAATGAAGAGGCACTAAATGAGCGTCTCTATGAGATTGACATGTCGGCCATGGCGGACCGCATTGCTGCTTTGCGTGAGGGCTCGGAGGAGTGGCTTGATGCAAAGGACGAGATGGAGCGTGCTGAACTTGAGCACAGCATTCAACAACAGCGCCATTTCGCGGAATTGTTGTCACGATACCGCGAACAATGGGGGCGCAAAGATGTCAAGCAACAGCAACAAATTGAGCTTATGGGGTTGCAGACGCTTTATGAGAAGAAGCTTATTAAGGAGAAAGAATATCAGGAAATGCGTAAATTGATTAACGCAAAATACGAAGAAGAGGCTTCTGAAGTGAACTTGAAGAACTCTAAAGGAAGAACTCAACGTGACTACGTCGATACAACTTATCGCACGGTGAGAAATAATGCTGAAGCTGACTATGAAAATCAGCATGATGAAGGTAGTTCTGTGATTGACTTCATGACAAAGGACCTTGATATCTTTGCTACATCGTGGGCTACTATAAAAAAGATGGAGCAAGATGGTGTCATTTCGCATCAGGAAGCTATGCAAATGATGCTGAAGGCTACCAGTGATCTTGGTGATGGAATTGTACAGAAAATGCAGGCTGCAATGGATGCTATTCAGCCGATCATGAACGCGATGTCATCGTACTGGGCTGCGCAATCTGACTATGAACAGCGAGTTACAGAGAAGAAGTACGATAAGCTTATCAATGCAGCAGGCAAGAATTCGGCTAAGCAAAAGAAACTCGAAGAGAAGAAGCAAAAAGATATTGCGAAAATCAAGACGAAGTATAATAAAAAACAAATGAAAATGGAGATTGCACAAGCGACAGCAACAATGTTAATTGGTGCAATGAGTGCTTATACTTCTGCTCTGAAAGGTGCTCCTTATCCTGCAAATCAGATCCTGGCGCCTCTTGCTGCAGGAATAGCCACTGCAGCTGGGTTGCTCAATATCGCTGCAATAAAGAAACAACATGCTGCTGAAGAAGCGGGCTATTACGAGGGTGGTTTCACTGGAGGTAGCAATTACCGCCGGCGCGCTGGTGTGGTTCATGAAGGCGAATTTGTTGTTAATCATTCGGGGGTTAATAATACGGCTTTGGGTCCTGTTTTGCAGATGATAGATGTTGCACAACGTAATAACACGATAGGACAACTCTCTTCTGCTGATGTTTCGCGTCAATTAGGGCAAGGCGGAGCTGCCGTTGTTGCGCCTGTCGTGAATGTTGCAAATGACAATGCGGAGTTGAATTCAACACTGCAGGAGGTTGTTCAGGTCGTTGCTTTGTTGCATGAGTCGGTAAAAAATGGCATCCCTGCTTTCTACACTATCGACGGAGAAAATGGGGTTGCAAGGGGGCTTGAAAAATTGAAGAAACTTAAAAAGAACGTATAATGATTATCTGTTATATTGACAATAAAAAGGTATTTCCGAACACAACGGATAAAATAAAAGTCACTTTTGAAAATCAGTTTATCAAGGATAGTGGCTCTTATACGTATGAGATTTCGTTCCCGATGTCTATTCAAGCTAATAAGGAATTTTTCAACAACATCAATCGCTTCGATGTGAAGAAACAGATGCAAAGCTTTGAGAATTGTGCGCTGCTGATTGACAATCGTCTGATAATTTCGGGTAAGGGACATATTACAAGTGTCACGGCTAATGCTGTTAAGTTGCAGATTGCAGGAGGTAAGTCTCGCATTAAGTATAATTCCACGTTTGAAAAGCATTTTATTGATGAAATATCTTTCCCTGCTGTGAAAATTACAAAGGGGATTAATCATCAACTATATTCAAAAATTGGTGTGGATGAAATAATCACTGACGATACGACTCAATTTCAATTTATTGCTGTTGACCTGACTGATTATTATTTCGTTGGACAGCCTGGGGTTGCTGCTTTCAACCTTATTCACGATGAAACAAATAACTACATGTCGAATCAAATCTTAGGAATTAGATTTGACAAAGTAAATATTTTAGGGCATCGTATGTCGAATTTGGAGCAAATGCCTTACATGACAAATCTTGCCGTGCAGCCTAACTTTATGTATGTATTGCAATACGTGCTGGAGCGCGAGGGTTATAAGCTTACACGTAACGATTTCGATTGTGATCCTTGGAATCGCTTACTTATCGCAAGCGCGCATCGTGGTTGTAAAATAGAGGGGGCGCTGCCTCACTGGTCTGTATATAAATTTATTGATGAAGTGAGAAAGCTCTTTAATGCCTCTTTCATTTTTGATGAAGTTACTAAGACGGTACAGATTCTTGCAATGAACGAACTAACCGCAAATCACATTGTAAGTTATGAGTGTGACGATGATTATTCAAGCGAATTTGACGAAGATGGCTTTGAAAATGTTGCGACTTCTAATCTTGAATATTCCTTTGATGATTCTATCAACAGGGATTGGAAAGAGGTGTTACCTTTAGATGTTCTGCGTAGATATCCGATTAAAGAATTTGCTTCTGTCCAGACACGTAATGAAGCGCTTGAAAAGTTGTCTAAAAAGGAGAAGAATACGACAATTTTTAAGGTTGGTAATGACTATTTCATATTTGCGAAATTTGGTGAGGATAGTGCTGAACAACTAACTTCGTGTGGCGTGTTTGCACCTCTCGTTAGAGATATTAAGAGTAATAGTAGTGTTCAATTGAATATTGTGCCGGCTGCTATGTATCAGCGCAAAAGGTGGATAGATGGTGAGGGGATGAAATTCCTCAAATTTTTAGACCCGATGCCTAATGTGCCCGTTGTTGTGCCTTCTATTTCTAACAATAAAGAAGTTAGTATTGATAACATGACTAAGGATGATGACGATGATTCGTATTACTATTCTGTACAAGACGCTATTGAAAATGGCACGAGTGATGAGAAAACAGAAGAGGCTGATGATAAAATGGTCGTGATGTTTCAAAAAAAAGTTGTTAGAAATCTCGAGGGGAGTGGTTATATAGAGTACACTGATAGGAAGTTTAGAGAGAAGAAAGGAGATAGAATTCCTGTTACTGATGTCGGTGATGACCTGTTTCAACTGGGTGCAAGAGTGCGCAAAAGTCCGCTGTCACTATCTGCTTTACCGCATAAAGCTATCAATGTCGATAGCAAAAATAAGCTGTGTATTAAATTTTATACAGATGAAATTCCCGACCCTTCAAAGATTTACAACTTTAGAAATAAGCTTTTTATCTGCGAAAAGGTTGAGTTAGAGATTGACGCGAATGGAATTTCTAAGCAAAAAACTGGATATTTTTATGAATTTCTTTAGTATTCGTGGATGATTTGTGTGTTAATTGTGTGTTGTGCCCACTTCTGCAACTTGCTGATTTTCAGTTAGTGTGCAGTTGTGGGCTTTGTGTGTATTTATAGCTATCTATAAGTTGCCGGCGAAGTGCTTTGTTTGCTCATTCACAACGTTATCTCTTTTTAGATATTTGTTTGTCACTGCAATATCGCTGTGCCGGGCCTGGTCTCGTGCTACAACAATGCCTTCTGCATTTGCAAGGTCGCGTATTCCGCTATCTTTAAGGCTGTAGAATTGATAGCTGGCTGGGAAATTCAAGGCCTTGCGTACCTTACCCCATTCTAAGCGGAATTGGTTGATATTGATTTGTCGCTCGCCTGGTATAATGTCATGTCCGAATACATAACAATGTGACGGATAGCTAAAGATGTTCTGTTTAATCATGATCTTAAGCACAGCATCATTTAACGCTACATATTGACCTTTTCTATTTTTCGAAACTTTTGCATCTATATATATAGTTTGATTTGTAATATCGATGTCTCCTATTGTGATATGTCGCAACTCATCAGGGCGTATAAAGGTGTAATATTCCATCATACAAGCAAGATAGAATGGTGGATTCTCGCGTGATATGTATGCTTTTAACTTAGAGAGTGCTGCAGGTGTTAGCGCATCGCGGAACTTTTCTTGTTCCTTTATCATGTGTATCTGCTCGATAGGGTTGAATTCAAGATACTTGCGATTGACGAGCCATGTTGCGAATGTTGATAACCAGGTACGATAATTATTGCGTGTCTTCGCTGATACATCTTTATCGAACAGCAGATAATCAAGGAAATCAATTGCAAATGCAGTGTTGAACTCATTTACAACCTGTATCTCTCTACCATTCTCACGCATGTATATTTTCAGCTGATTTAATCTACTTAGATAGTCGCGTTGCGTTTTTGCTTTCAATGTGCCTTTGTTTGCTTCAATGTTTATGCAATTCTCATAACGCTCAAGAACTGTTTTGAAGTCTGTATAATAGCGAGGGTTATAAGTTGTAACAAAAGGATTCCAGCCTGCTTTCAAGCGTTTCATGATATTATGTATCATTTCAGCTGCCATGTCCTCGCGTTCATGGGCTGTTTTATAACGATTTAACATGTACTTTTTTCGCTGCATCTTGTTAGTTGCAGGGTTAAATACAGTGAAGTCTACATACCAATCTTTGCCCTTGTGCAGGCGAGGGTAGGTGAAGTCTACAATACTATCGAAGAAGTGAGTTGTTGTTGTTTTTTCAAAATACATTTTTTTACATTGTTTGCTTTCGCAACCAATGCAGTTTATATTTTGTATTCAATTTG